TTTCTTGATCTGACGTTCAATACGAGCGTCCTCAATAACATTAAGAAAGCCTTTGAAGTTTGCACCACGGTCACATGCCGCATCGTGCCAACCATCAAGGGGTGTATTCAAGGCATGAGATACTTCGTGTCCAATAAGCAAATTGTAGAGCTCGTTGGACATGTCCTGCCATATCGGAAGAATAATTTTGCGATTCTGTAAATCAAACGATGCAGTCGAAACATTACGATGCTCAATGGAGATATTCTCCGTTGCGAGCAACTTTGCTAAGACTGACTTTTGTGCAATTTGCATAGTATCTAACTCCTCACTATACCATGATTATGCACTCTTTAAACCGAAATGTCAAGCACTTTTTTTCTAGATTCTCTCAAAATAACGTGAAACAGCCTTAATTTTTTCAATTTGTTTGTCAATAATGACTGTTCTATTGGGCCAATGGATATAATCCTTCTCAGGATTCTTTTTCAAATTAAGTAATAATGGGAGAATCAAATCCTCAATATCTCGTAATTTTCCTGCAACATCCTGCTCAACAAGTGAGCGGTGTTCGTTAATCATACCCGAATTATCAGTGGACAAAATACGGGCTTCAAGTTGCTCTAGTTTGTCCATGATTGCTTCCATCTGGTCAGAAGATACCTCGGCTTGCACCGGTGTATTTGACGATGGGGTCACATCATCATTATCTACAATTGTAAAACCAAAATCGAAATCGTCAGACATATACTTGTTCCTTGTGTGCTTGTCTTGCTTCTTGTAATTTAATTTTTTTAGCCTTTTTAATTGCTCGGTCTAATTTCATTTTACTTACTCTTTGTGTAAAATTTTGTCCAAGCATATGGTCATATTCGTGGAGGACAACTCTTGCACCGAGACTTAAAAATGTTTCAACTACAATTTCACCCTTCACATCTTGATATTGTAATGTAACTTCTGTTGGTCTTTTGACCATTAACATTACACCAGGCAGTGAAAGACATCCTTCTTGCATAGACTCCGCTTCATCACCCAAGCCAATTATTGTAGGATTTATAATATAGCGTGTAAGTTTATCACCATCACCAAACACAAAAATTTTCTTATCAATGCCTACTTGATTGGCTGAAAGGCCTACACCCCCTAGTTCGAGCATTTTTTTAAAAAGATCTTCACATAATTTTGTTGCATCACCTTCAGCGTCAAAATCATATTCCTTTGGCTCTTTGCGTAAAAGAGGATCTGTAATAGGTAAAAGTTTCATGTTAATATCTCTCGAATATGATTTGCCATACAAATATTCCACTCAGGTCCAGGATGAAGATCTCCTGGTATAGAACAAAAATCATATGTAAATCCATCTTGAATTGTATCTATAAAAATAAAATTTTTAAATTTATAACTCATGGCATCTATATTTTTCATAACATTTATTTCTGTTTCTTTTCCAGAAAGAAGATAAAATAAATCTGTGTTTTCCCAAGCAGTAATTTTTTCAAATTTGTCATTTATATATACTTCCCGCCTAAAATAAGAACTTTTAGGAAATACACATATAGTATAATCGGGAGAAAGTTTTTCGTAATTTTCAACACCGACTCTATAACAATGATCTAAACTTCCACCTGCTTCTGCAAAATTATGTAGAGTAAAAGGAAATTTAGAATCATTATTCAAAATATGACAAAATGTTTCTTCTTCCTTTATGCCATATCCAGTGGAATAACTTTCACCGAGTAGCATAACTTTCATTATGACATCACCGAATAGTTTTGTTTCTTTTCAAATTTAACAACAGACCTAAACTTGTCAAACAACTGGTCACCCTTATGTGAAATTACAAATGTGTTTGTATCATCACCAATTGTATTCAACAACGTCATCACATAGTCTGTGCCATTATTATCTAGCGAACTATCAAATACTTCATCAAGAATAAGAAGATTTGTTGCGGCAGAGTTTTTCATCTTCGCAATAGTTCTCCAAGTAAACAACAACGCCAAGTCAATACGTTGTTTTTCACCCTCACTAAAAGATGCATAACTAAATTTATCTCTATGCCGAGACTTAATAGTTTCATTAAATTTCTCGTCCAGATTAAACTGAACAAAAAAGTCCATAGCCGCTAGATATTTGTTTACTAGTTTATTTATAGCAGGAAGGTATTGTTTTATAATTCTTGTTTTAATACCTGTATCTTTTAGCAGTGAAGAACATACAGAATAATAATGTTGCTCCTCGTTCTTTTCGCTTTTTAAATTATTTGCGGAAGTAACTTCCTTAGCCATTTCTTTCAGTTTACTTTTTTCTTCATCAATATTTGCAACATTGTTTCTTGCTTCACCAAGTTCAACATGCAGTCTTTGTAGGAATCTTTGATTAGAGATAATGTTATTATTACTTTCCATAATGGCAATATCTAATACACCGACCTCAGTAATTAAGCGATCCAAGTCTGAGAACTGTTCATCAAGGTCCGCTGTTGCTGTTTTAAGTTCTTGTATTTTAGATACCCGTTCTGCTTTGATTTCGTGTTTAAAGTCGTGCGGGATACCCTGTTTACATGTTGGGCAGTCGTCATGATTTTCATAAAACTCTATCTCCTTAGATACCTTATTTATTTGGGACTGGAATTTGTCCTTGTATCTTTCAAGCTTTCTTCTTTTTTCTTCGGGATTACCCAGTTCCGCCTTCTGTTCTGATATTGTAGTAACGTTTTGTTGTTCTGTCGTAATCGTTGAGTCCAGCTCATCAATCTTCCCCTCAATTTCCGTAATTTTTTTAGCTTTATTTTCTTCAAGTGTGGCAATGTAAGATTTCTGAATAGTAGCTTTTTGTTTTGCAACTTCAACTTGTGTTTCAATATCCCTAATTGTTTCACGCAAAACATTTTGTTTATCCTTCAAAACTGTATTCATAACAGTAAATATTTGAATATCCAAAATGTCCTCAATAATTTCACGGCGTTGTCCTAGAGGCAGTTGCATAAATGGTGTAAAAGAAGCACTGCCAAGAATAACAATTTGTGTAAACGATTTATAGTTTAGTTTTAGAATTGATTCTTCAAGATACTTTTGTGTGTCACGCAGAGCCGCATCCTGATCAACTAATTCATCGTTACAATAAATTTCAAAGACTGTAGGTTTGATACCCCGCCGTATCATATAATTTTTACGACCTATCTTAAAATCAATCTCAACAAGCAAATCTTTACCATTAATAGAGTTTACAAGTTGCGGCTTATTAATGTTTCTGAAAGGCTTGTTAAACAGTGCAAAGCAAAGTGCATCAAGAAATGTAGACTTACCCGCACCATTTTCACCTATAACAAGTGTGCTTGGCGACCTTGTAAATTCTATTTCAGTGAAAGCATTACCCGTGGAAAGAAAATTTTTCCAACGTAATTTTTCAAAGTGAATCATTCAATATTTTGTGCTTCAACATATAGTGTTTGTAGCACACCCTTTAATCTATTTGTATCTAGATCTGTTGTAACATTGTCAACATATTCATTCAACAATGTCATCGTGTCCTCTAGATTTATATTGTCATCACCGATAGCCTCATCTTCAAATTCAGAAAAGTCCTCGATAATTTTTAGCTCATTAAGATTAGAACTATACAACTTATCAACAAATTTGTCAAATAGTGAGAAGTCCGTTTTGTTAACAACAACTACCTTCACACAACATCCCGAAAGATTATTAAAAATATCAGAATTGACAATTGCTCTAAAAGAGTCTGATGTGTCATCATAATGGAATTTGTGAAAGATGTTAAATGGGTTTTGGATGAATTCCAATTCATCTGTTTCTGTATCATAGATATGAAATCCTCTAGGGTCATCAAAATCGCTCCAAGTAATTTCGTAAGGGTTGCCAAGATAAGTAATGTTGCCGCGGCTACTCCTATGATGGAAGTGACCAGAACAAACGAGATCAAACTTCTGAAAAATACTAGGGTCCATACCATGGTCATTTGCATGACCTTTATACATTTGAAAACCAGCAAGTTCATAGTGTCCAAAACATACTGTAGCATCTGTCTCATTTATAGCATCCATTGTTTGTTGATAATTGTCAGAACAAATCCAAGGCGTGAAAAGAATCTTTTTAGGCTTTAGTGCATTACCAAAAGTCAGTTCAGTTACCTCGGGATACACTGTAATATTATCATAGTCTGTTAGCAACAGCTCAGGTGAATTTACCTCGTTTGTATTCTTGTAATATGTATCATGATTGCCTGGAATCATGTGCATATCAATATCCAACTTTTCAGTAGCATCAAAGAAATATCTTTTACATTTTTTCAATGTATGAAAGTTGATATACTTACGGCGGTCAAAAATATCACCAAGGTGAATAACAGTTTTAATTTGTCGTTTTTCCAGTTCAGGGAAAAAACAATTATCATAAAACTTTTCAAAGAAGGAGTCGAAGGGTAACGAATCCGACCTAGCACCAAAGTGTGTGTCAGTAATAAGTGCAATCTTCATTAGTATTTAATATTCTTTTCTTTTAGGAAATCAGTAACCCATTTGGCAATATATCTGGCTGTTCCATTAGTTGGACCAAGCACCCAATTATTTCCTGCGCTAAATTGTCTGGCGTGACTTTTAAAGTATTCTTCCAGTTGATCTATAAATTCTTCATCAGTCATATTTCTAGAATCTCCATCTCATAAATGCCTGAGTTTGCGCCATGCTCTCGACACTCAGCAGATACACAACGACATCTACCATCAGTCATTTTGTTAATTAAATCATCTGCAAAATAAAAAGCTTGTTCAGCAAACATTTCACACCCGACACCATTCATAATACGAACATCCGCAAGACCTTTATCTTGCAACTCCATAAGTTCTTTAATCTTTGGATCGTCTTTATCAACTGCAAGTGTGTGGTCAAATTGTTTTTCCAACCATTCCTTTAGTTGCTTCAGCCCGCCAAAGTCTACAACCCAATTCTTATCATCTAGAGTTCGGGCGGCAAACTTAAAACTAAATGCAAGTGAATATCCATGAATCAAACTACAGTGAGAATGTGTAGCCAATGGCTGTCTAAATGCACATGAAAGTCCACGATCATGCCCATATGTTTTAGTGCTGTAATACATCAATCAATCCTTTAGCCGAGAAGTATTCCTTTTCAAGAAACTTTCTGTTATTATGTATAGTCGAAGTCATATGATTTGTGTGAAAATCATCCATTAAATTACGAATACGGCTAATTAATTCATTCTTATATTTTGTATAACCATTCATGTTCCGTGTCCATTTACTATCATATTTAAATTCATCGTGATACATTTCTTTGTATGATAATCTATCTGGAACCATTGGAATAGCACCTGCACACAATGCCTCATAACATCCTATGCCAAGTGTCTCTTGTAAGTTTGCTGAAAATACCATTTTAGATTCACCCAACAACTTATGATAGTCTTGTTTTTTCAAATCCATCTGCTGGCAAAAAATAAACTCATACTCAGGAAGTTCTTGTGCCAAGTCCTCAAAAATATCTGGTTGTTTCTCAGGTGCAATCCTATGCGGGAACAAAATTTTATTTTGTTTCTTTGTGCCTAATGTATCACGTTCAATTTCATGTTTGAGATACTCCATTGGCCAACCTGTTCTGAATGACTTTGCCTTAGAACCGAATGCTTGCTTAAACATTTCTACATGAAAGTCTGACGCAAACCAGTTGTAATTAAAACAATGATAAAAACTTCTTTCAGCATTACGAACCCAATCAACATCACCAATTAGTCTACCTAAGAAGTCCTGTGGGTCATAACTACCGGCATGCCACATGCCATGTGTAATAACCTTTACGCCCAATAGTTCTGACATATATTTAAGATTGATAATACCTGGATGCCAAGCATCTGCAAAAACAAAGTGGTCACCCTCTTTTATCTTATTGTCAGTAAACAATTCAGCAATCTTTTTTACTTGTTCTGCTTTGTAAATGTTTGTGCCTGAGAAGTTTAGAAATGCACCTGGTGTCGTGCAAGCCGCAATGTCTGCTGGACCTTCAATAATAGTAACATCGAGATTGTTATCACTTAACAGTGCAGGAAATTCTGTTTTCCATTGTGCTGTATAACGTGTTTCCACATATTCTAAATCAATCAAATAAATCATTTTTTACAATACCACCATTTTCATCATCTTCATAAACTTCAACTTGAACACCCCTGTCAGGATATTCCTTTTCAATATAGTCCATAAGATCTTCACAAATCATTTCACAAGATTTATAATCTAGTTGTAATGTTTTTTCATCATAAAGACTTTCGAGTTCACGTTTAAATAAAATAAACTCCACATCTCTATCATCATGGAATACGCCTAGTGTAACATAAAAATGAAAAATGTGTCTATGTGGATATTGTAAAAACTCTACACCAGGCAAATCTTTTGCGCCAGGATATTTGTGTATGCCTTCCTTCTGAAAGGAAACTTTAA